TGTACAAAAAATTGTCTTCCTCTATATAATTCTGGGTAAGCAACGTTGTAAGTAAATTGTGCTCTTTGATATGGTTCTGGTTTATATGCACCTGAAGCAAAAGCTCCTAAGCCTGCAAGTCCACCAAGTGTTACAGCTTGTTTACCTGGAGACATTCCTTGAAATCCACTTAAAGCTCTTTGAAATATATTTCCTCCAGTTGCCGCTGGAGCTGCAGCTCTTGTAGTCATACCTAATTCAGCAGGGCCTGTTAAACCTGCTGCACCTGCTTGTGTTCCACCTGCAGCAATTTTTCCAGAAGTTAATGCTTGACCTTGAGATGCACCAATATTTGACAGTCCCATTTGTTGTCCGACATATTGACCACCATAATATCCACCAGCAGCACCTAATGCACCACCAATGATACCACCTAGTCCACCACCTCTTTCTTTACCTGCTTTGTAGCCTTTATAGCCACCGTATAATGCTAATGCTATTGCTAAAGGGTTTGCCATAGTTAAAATTTTTTCCTGTTTTAAGTGATTTTATCTTATTTATCTGAGCTAATCAACTCATCTGCAAATCGACCTGTATACTGATGTTCTCCTACATGGGTTATATAATCAAATATCCAAGCGTAACACTTACCTCCTATGTCTTTCCATCTCTTACAGAAAGCAAAGTCTTCTCCTAAATAAGTATGATTTTCTTGGTCAAATAATGTATCAAAAAAGTTCCACATATTAGGTAATCTTTCATTCTTACCATTAATTACTTGATCTTGATCTATCCTTAAATGAGGATATTTCTTTATCATTTTAGTAAATACTTTTCTTTTAATTAACATAAATCCTGTAGGTGAATGAGTTACTTCTATTATTCCATCTTTAATTCTAATTGCATTATTATCAGGTACCTTCATAGGATATCTATAAAAAGCTTTGTTTCGTATATCTTTAGCTGTTTTAAGTCTACCTTCACCAAATAGTTTTAATGCCTTATCCCAGTTCATATCCTTTAATGGATAAGGTATAGATATTATATCTTTATCGCAGGCTACTAATCTTTCAGCAGCACCTGCATTAAATGATATATCAGAATCAATAAACAATAAGTGAGTTGAATCAGATTCAAGAAAAGCAGATACACACATATTTCTTCCTTGTGTAACTAATGAAGATTTCATTAAATGAAATCTAATACCTATCTTTTTTTTCCAACATTCTTTTTGTAATTCTAATAATGATTGAGTATAATGAATTGAACATTCACTATGCACAGGGGTTGCAACAAATAATTTTATTTTTGGATTTACTTTAGGTTCGTTGTCCGTGGTTCGTGGTTCTTGGTTAAACCATATCGGTTCATGATTTTGCATCTAAGGCTCCTTGTAAAAATTGTTCCCACTCATGTTTTCTATTTTCCCAATTGTAAAATTTTCTATAAAAACCCATTTGAGATTTTTGTAATTCTTTCATTCCATCAGTATGAAGTTGTATAGCTATACCCTCTATAGCATATGCAAATGCTCTAGCAAGATTTTTATAATCTGTACTATATTGAACATAGGTAGGCCACTCGGAACAGGTTTCATATAATGCTCCATAGTTAGTGACTATTCCATGTAGTCCAAAGGACAATGCTTCAATAGCCGATATACAAGAAGTTTCTTCCCAAATATTTGGATAAGCATAAATATGATAATCTTTCATATTGTGTAATATTTCTTTATTAGTAGCGTATCCTTTGTATACAACATTTTTTAATTGTTTAGCTTGATCATATAAAGGTTGATATATTTCATCATTTTTTTCTGCAAAATTATCTCCATAAATTTTAGTTGATGAATATACATGACACTTGATTAATGGGTTTTTAACAAGTTGCATTGCACCCAATAATACAGATAGACCTCTCCATGGAGTTGAGGTAAATATTAAATTAATTGGATCTCCGTTTTTATATTTTTTAATTTTATTAGGAAATGTATCAATTGCATTTTTAATGACTACACATTTATTAGAAGGTACATTAAATACCATTCTATATTTTTCAGCACACCAATGACTATTAAAAACATACCAATCATATTTTTCATGATTTGATTTATCTTTAAACCAAGGAGCTACATTAGGTTGATCATAAGAGTTTTGTATCCAAAGAATATTTATTTTATTTTCAGATAATTCTTCTTTCTCAGGTACAGATGTAGTTATTTGAAATTTATTTAATAAATCTTTATCTACATACTTTAACAGTAGTGCATACTGTAATTCAGTTCCACCAATGGGATTCATAAATTATATTATTGTGTATCGCCTTTTGTATGTAGAGAAGCAACTGTAATTTCTAAGTCTTGTTGAAAGTCATCAGCAGTTGTATCTGTATTAGGATCTAATACGTCAGCTTGAAATTCATCTTTATTAGCATATACTTTGCCAGTTCTTTTATTTTTTACTATCTCTACCGCTTTAGCTGGTAATACTTTTAAATCATCACTCATTAGACTCTTCCTTGTTTGTTATATTTCTTATAGTCTCTTTTTTCACTTTTGGAAAGACTTTTTTTATGTCTACCTGGTCTTTTTTTTGGCTTTGCTCTTGGTACGAAATGAGTGAATTTTTGTTTAGCCATTTTGGTCTTCTCTAGATATTTCTAATATTGAACATACTGCAGTGACATTAGTAGTATCATTTGTCTCAATAGTCAATGCGTCCCCCTCTTCTAATATAATAGGCCCCTTAGCAATATTACAAATAGTTGGGCCACTTATGTTTGCGTATGCAATTAAATTAGATGTATTAGAATCTGAACTATCATTTATTTTTGCTTGTACAATTTTACTTCCACCTTGATTAGTAACTTGTATGTTTTGAACAATACCTCTTCCATTAATAGGTGCTGTGTATACGGTAACAGCATTAGTAGTAGTTCCTGTAAAGAATGCGTTTTTATATATATTAGCCATTACGTTAAATCATACCATTTTAAAGTTCCAAGAACATCATCTCCATTTGATGCTCCTTTTGCACATAGGGTTAAAGTGTCCGATGCTCCAGCTATGGTTTGTCCTAACTGATAATCAAAATTAAAACCATCACCATTAACCGTTCCAACTGAAATTCCTTTACCTGCTAAATAACCTTGTCCAATAATTGTTCCACCCGTGATGGTTGTTGTTCCTGTTAAATCATATTCTACATTATCAGAATAACTCGTATATGAAAATGCAGTCGAAGGTGTTGCGTTAAGTCTGAGCTGTAATTCAAAATCTGAATTTGATACTGCTCCTCCTTTAAATCCTTGAGGCACAATCACTGCATAAGGTCTTGCTGATTTAATTCGTATTGTTGCTAAATTATAAAAGGTTCCTGCTGTTGTTAGATTAACCCCAGCTAAAGAAGCTGTTCCAATCATTTGTTCAATAGCTTTAGGTGCATAACCTCCTTCTGAAAGTGCTGATGAACAAACTTGTTGTAAAGTATAAGTCCCTGCCGCAAGTGCAGAAGTCACTTCTATTTCATATCTGATAGGTAAATTTGCTGTTTGCATATAAACGGTATCTAAATTATTTGAATTTAAAAAAGTATGGGCAACAATATATTTACCATCAATAATAAATCCTACTCTAACCGAACCCATTCCTAACCATTCATAGTCTGTAAATAAAATAGTTGCTTTAGTTGGATCTAAGGTATAACCACTAGCTCCTGTTCCATCTAATTTATCCCCATTCCAAGATGATTGAGGTACATCATTATCTACAGAAGATCCTGTTGTATAAGTACGTCTTACAATTTGATAACCTGTTCCTGTGTCTTCAAAAAAGATTCCATTGTTTGCATCAAAGGTTCCTACTCTTTGTTCTAAATTTTCTGTTTGAGTATTCATTACAAATGTATTAAATATAAGTAATGACTTACCTGGTTGATACGACATCACCCTTTTGGATTGTCTTATAACTTTATCACCACTTGCTTCTGTACAATTTAAGTTTACCGTTGACTTGTTGGCTGTGTAAGTTACAGTCGCTGACCCAGTTACAGATTCATCAAATAAATTGTTTTTAGATAATACATTTTTAGAATCAAATATCGTTAATGGATTAGAAACTCTTAATCTTCCAAATGCATCATAAGCAGTGGATCCATCTCCGCCACCAATAACAGTTGGTTCAACATTAACGTTATTACAAGACATTAACAACCGTACCTTGTATTAAACCAAGTAAAACGTTCTACTTCTTGTTTTAACTCTTCTTGAAAAGCAAAGTTTAATTGGTTCTTTAATGTTTCTAAAGATGCAGTAATTTGTCTTTGGTTAGTGACTTCATACTGTTCTTTAGGCTCTGGTATATATACTGTAATTTTTGCCATTATCTTCTACCATCGGGTTGAAAGTCAAATCTAAATAAACCTAGTCTCCAGTTTTCATCAGTTGAATCATTTTCAATTTTTAAAGCAGCGAGTCTTGCTCTAGCTCGTGTATCTATTTTTTCTGTAGAACTATTTATTGTAAATGGTCCTAAAGGAGAACTTGTTTGTGTATCTGAAGGATAGTCTCTTAATTGCATTGTAACTTTAGCATTACCTTGTAACACCTTAAAGTCTGGAACAAATCTTCTTATTTTTATAAAGAATTCACCGTCTCCTTGTGTATCCAAATCAAAATCTCCAGATTCAATAAATGCTGCTATAGCTGTTGCATTACCATTAGCATCTACTTCATTAACTCCTGTTTCATGTTCATAATAAATTGATTTTCCTTGTCCTGCTGTAATACCATTTACTGTAGGAAAATTAGGTGCACTGTTTTCTATAAATTTAGTAGCATAAGGTTTATCAAATATCACTTGATCTGCATAAGAACTTCTTGCTAATGTTCCAGTTACCCATGTTTGTTCTAAGTAATTATATATAACCATTCTATTTACAAAAGCACTTGAAGCATCTGGATAAAACCATATTATTTCATTAAACAAACTATTATGAGACGCAAATACTTGTTGCCCTGCGTTTGGATTTAAACCAGGATTGTTACCTGTTGTTTTAAATACAAAATCCTCCACAGAACATGGCATTCTTTTTACAGATCCATCATAAACAAAAAATCCACCTTCATCGGACATCCAATAAACAGTCGTATCTACAAACACCATTGCATTTTTACCAAGAATACCACAGTTAGATCCAACTTGTCTTACTGAAAACGTAAAAGGTGGACCAACAAATTGCATAATATAAGCAGAGGTATCTGTTCCAACAAAGGTATAATCTTTACCTTGAACTGCAGCTCGTATTTCAGTTCCTGAATCTAATTGAAAAGTTCCAGCTGTGTTTACAGATGTAGGTTGATAATCTGTTCTATCCTCTTGATCTGAAAATCTTATAAACATTTTATCTTGTGTAGCAGGTGAACCTATAGTTGTTTCAGTCCCTAAATGAAATAAATGCCTGTCTCGATCTGAAACAATTGTCATTACAGATGCTGTAGGATTATTTGCGATACTAGTTGCTCTAGTATCAAGAGCCGATGAACTTGTGTTTAATGGAGACCATTCAAAAGATCTACCGTTATGAACAGTGGCTATCAATATTTGACCATAGTTATCAAGTGACCACATTCCAGGATCCAAGAATGTATTGGTAGTTGATCTTGGTGTGCCCCAAGTGGATCCACCCCATAAACCTGCACCCCAACCAAAACCTCCAGTTTGAACTAAATTTCCAATTTGAATATAAGGTAATAAATCTAAAGTACCATCATTTGTTGCTCCTGTACCAGTTTCAGCTGTAGGCATTTGTATTGTAAAAGTCGTTGCACTTAAAACTGATTGAACTTCAAATAATATGTCATCAAAATCTGTGGCTGTATAATCAGTATCTGGAGAAGTAAAAGAACCTGCGTTTTCAAATGTAAGAATATCTCCTGCTTCTAAATTATGACTTGTTGATGTAGTAATAGTTACAGTTGTGGATCCATTTGTTGTTGTAATATTAGCCCCTGTCTGTTGGCGGTCTGGATCTATTGGTGTGATATCATAAAATTGATTTGAGTAATAAATATATAAACATCTATTAGTACCTATTGCATTATATTTTCTACCATCTAAATCAGTAAAAGTATGTTGAGCCCTAGCTACGCCTATTAATTCAGACGAAGTAGTTTGTAGCCAACCTCCTATTTTTTCAGGTTGACCATATCTAAATCGTACATTGTCACCATCTACCCAGTTATTTTCATTCTGAGTATCTGTCAATTGTTTATTAAAACCAGGTCTAAAAGGTATTTTTACTAAAGCCATATTATTATTTTACAATATAATTAGTTTTTCGTATAGAACCTAAATTAGTTACTATTACAAAGGAGACAGCGGTGGTATGTGGTGGATGCCGCTGCCTCCATCGTAATATACTACCTTTTAAACCAAGAGGGTAGTCCTAGATGAAGCCTTTTATCAAACATATTTTCTTTAGCTCCAGGAGTTTTTTGATTGTTATAATGTAAGAAAACCTGAACACATTCTTTACCTTTAAATTTTTCTCGCCAATGTTCTAATTCACAACCAGAATAAACTAACATATCTCCAGGTTTTAAATCTACCTTAATACCTTTTTTACCTACTTCTCCAGAAGGTTCTAAATAGATTGGCCAATCATCACCACCTAAATTCATAGTCGTAGATATTTCACAACTAAATCTATCTTTATGTCTTTTTAAAATATCACCTTTTTTATAAATTCTTGCATATGTATATGCAGGATATAATTTTAATCCTGTTACTTCTTCCATTTTAGGTTGGCATTTTAATAGTAATGTCTCCATCGCTATATCTGAATAACAAGAATAAGTATTTGGAATCTGTTCATCAACTCCTTCGTAATAACCCAGTAAAGTTTCATATGGAGAAATATATCTCTGTGCTCTACAAGTATCATAAACTTTTTTTTGCATACTAAAATAATTTGCAACAAAAGTTGCTAAATCTTTTGAGATTGCCTGACGTATAACTGTATATTTATTTTTCTTAAATGACATCCTTAGCCATCTCTTTTGGTACTGCTTGTATATTCCAATGTATAAATCTAAATGGCTCTACACCATGATCCACTGCATATTCATGTTCTAAATATCCTGGAAATATAATTAAGGTTCCTGGTTTTGGTTTAAAGTTTACTAACTCAGTTCCATGAAATATACCATTACTTGGTTTTAATTTTAATTTGGTACTACGTGCACCTGTTCGTGGTTCGTGAAATATTGGAAAAGATGTTTTATCAGAACATTTTAAAAAATAAAAACCTGATACATGTTGATTCCAATGTATATGTGCAGAGTGATGACCACCACCTTTCTTAGCAAATTCCTGTACCCATAATTCAGAAAACATAGTTGTGTATTGCTGCATATCAAAACCACACCAGTCTAAAAATTCCCAAGATTTTTGACCTACATAATTTCTAAAATCTAAAAAATTATTATCCATAATTAATGGTGTTGAATGATAACTTCTTCCAAAATCACCATGTTTTTTAATATATTCTTTTTCCCTTTTTTTGGCATCTTTGATATATTGATTAGATGCTTGATTTAAAGATTTAACAAATTCAGGTTTTTGTTCAAACCATATTGGTGTTTTAAAATATTCTTCTATAATCATATTATCTAAATGGATATCCAAGGTTCCACATGACCAATGAATATCTTACTCCTTTCGTTACTGGTTTAACTCTATGCCATACAAATGAAGGAAATACAATAATAGATCCTTTTGGCAAAATTTCTTTTGCTTGTTTTAAATGTTTAGCTTCTTCTCTCATATGGGGATCATAATTTCTAAAATCAAATTCTAATTCACCACCTTCATATTCAGACCCATCTGTTAACTGACAAGTCATCGAAAGCTTTCTAATTTTACCATGTTCCGGATGATTAGGATTTTTTCTATCATAAACTTTATCCCAAGAATCACAATGCCAATCATAATATTGGTTTAATTTATATTTTGTAAACTGACATGATTCTGATGTGTCCCATTCAAAATTCCAACCTGCAGCTTTATTTGCTTGATGAATGTATGGGTGTAATTCTTTATAGATCCATGGGTCATTGAGCCATACTAAATCTGAATTTCTTTTACGTTTCATATCTTTTATTTCTTGTTTAGTAAGTTCCCTATCTCCATAACCACCAGTTCTAGCTAAAGTTTCAGCATGTGATAAACCATATTTAATAATATCATCACAAAGTTTTGGTGGTATTGCTGAAATAAAATACCAATAGTAATTAGTAATATTCATAAGTTATTGTCTGTATAAAATTTAAAGAATCTTTTTGATTGTTTGAGATCACATACATATTAGTTGATGGAAACATAATGAACATATTATCTGTCAATTCTATGTCCCAACTTCTTCCTTTTCTTCTATTGTCATCATAAAATATTCGCACCATACATTTATTAGTTTTAACACCATACAATAATGTATAATCAGGTGAATTTCGTAAATCGACTGGATCTATATTTAATAAGGGTTGTGATATTTGATTAGGTTTATAAATATCTCCAAAAGTTTTTTTATTTATTAATTGAAAACCATATTCAACATTTACATGTTCTCTCATGTAAGTATTCAACATATCCCAAGCTCTTGAGAATGGAAACTCTGAATGAATAAATGTAGATTGTAAAATGTCGCCTGATAATTTATCTCTATCTATTTCAAAACCTTTCGGCATTGAAACATCACCAATGTATAAAGCTTGCTCTGTTAAAACTTTCTTTTGCATACCACCACCAGATATATATTAAGCTTTGCTATTTGTCAAATCCCAAGATTGTCCTTCTTCATTCCATTCATAATACCATAAATGGGTATTAGCTTCATTTTGTGAAGTTTGTTCTGCAGTTAATGCTGGTGCATCACCGATTGGAGATTTCCAAGATGCAGTTGCAATATGTTTTACCCATGAAGCATATGGTTTTTTAGGCCA